TTGCATCATCAGACTTTGTTGGCCCACAAAACTTGCCATTCGCTGGCGGTATGACAATGAAAGAGTTCTTGGGCTTTAAGATTTTTTCAACGTCTGCTGTATCTGGTGGTAAGAACTTTGCGTACCACACATCTGCGGTTGGTCTAGGTATTAACTCTGACGTACAGACTGAGATCAACTACGTTGCAGAAAAAGTCTCGCACCTAACCACATCAATGATGTCAATGGGTTCTGTAGTCATCGATGATGATGGTGTCTACGAAGTCCTAGACAACAACTAAGGAGATTAGAAAATGGCTTATAATGCAGCAAATCTAACTCGCATTGGTGGCGGTTCTGGTGTTACGTTGTGGCATTACACTACAACTGACGCTGCAACTGTTGTTGACGCAGCAGGTTACTTCAATGATTCAGCAAATATGTTTAATGCAAATGACATTATTCTTGCTGTTACTGCTTCAGGCGGTACGCCTGTAATTAAGATTTTGTACGCAAATAGCGTTACAGCTTCTGCAGTAGACGTTGTTGATGGTACAACTGTCACAGCAACAGACACACGTTAATAGGGATGGGGGCTTCGGCCCCCAACTTTACTTATGCCTGATGTAGCAAACACACCCATTAAAGTATGCTCTCGCGCTTCTGTCCTGATTGGCGGCGACGAGATTCAGTCTTTTACAGATGGAACTTTAGAGTCCTCTGTTGCCGACGCGGTTTATGAAGATATTGTTCGCGCTGCTCTTACGAATACGCGCTGGCGATTTGCTACAAACCAACAACAGTTGAATAGATTATCAGAAACACCAACAGGTCGTTGGGATGCAGCATATCAGTTGCCATCCGAAACATTGTTGGTACATGCGCTTACTGTAAATGACATACCAATTAAATATGATATTTATGGTAGCAAAGCTTACAACGATGAAGCAGAAACAAGTGTTGTTGTAGCTGATTATACATTCCGCGCTGATGAACAAAACTGGCCTTCATTCTTTACATTAGCAGTTCAGCATATGCTTGCTGGATCATTTGCTATTTCTATAGCTCGAGACGCTTCATTATCACAGCTTATGGATCAAAAGGCACAAGTATATATGGCTCAAGCCCGAAGAGCTGATTCACAACAGCAAACAACACGCAAGCTCAACACATCGAGGTTCATTACACAAAGGCGTAGCTAATGCAGAAAGTTAGAGTCCCAACCAACAGCTTTCAGTATGGTGAGGTCAGTGATTCTTTGCTCATGAGAACAGATACAAATATCTATTCTCAATCCGTACAAAGACTAGAAAACATGCTTGTAATGGCTGAAGGCTCTGCAAAAAAACGGCAGGGTCTAAAACATATTTACGACTATAGCATTGCTTATGATGCCAATAATCCAGAGCAGTCTCATTTGTTTCGTTTTATGTTTGATGACAATGAGCAGTACATTATATCGGTTGAGCATCAGAAAGTTCGCTGCTTTCAGCTAGAAACAAATGGTAATGTAACTTTGGTTTCTACTCTTACTGCAGATGTTGATTCCAACACTTTGCCATTTGATAAGGAATATTTGCAAGAATACACAACAGCACAATATGGCGATGCAATGTTTATCTGCCATCCTTTGTTTGCCCCGCGTGTTCTTAGCAGAACAAGTCTTACAAGCTTTGAGATTGATACTTATTCTTTTGATGCTCGAGGTGATAATAATGTTACATATCAACCATATACAAAGTTTCACGCACAAGGCGTAACGCTTGATCCATCAGCGACAACAGGAACAGGTATTACACTTACAGTAAGCACAGACTATTGGGACACTGGTACTTTAGTAACAAACAATGTTGCTGCGGGAAGCTTTGTAACAAATAGCTATTACAAAATAGAAACTGTAGGCACTACAGATTTTACTTTAATTGGTGCTAACTCGAATACTGTTGGTGAAATATTCAAAGCAACAGGTGCTGGCACTGGGTCTGGTGTTGCTGATGAAATTACAGAGCCATCTCACATTGGAACAGTGGTGAGATATGGCAAAGCTGAAATAGAAATAACCCATGTTCGATCAGCTACTGTTGCTGTTGGTGATGTTGTTGATGAGCTAAAAGTACGCTTGGAAACACTCAACCCACTTAGAACCGCAGAAAAAACTCAAACTGTTGAGGTGACACATATAGATCATGGCTTTGAGGGTGGTGAGTCTATTACCCTTGAGGGCGCATCCTCGCTTGGAAATGTCCCAACTACTGACTTAAACACAAGCCATACGATTGGTGAAATTATTGATGAAAACACTTACACAATAACTGTTAGTACAAGTGCAAGTTCTATTGACGCAGAAGATGGCGGCGGTATTGTAAATGTTATTTGTCATGCGCCAACTACAAATTGGGATGAACAAGCATGGTCAGGTAAGCGCGGGTATCCTGCGGCTGTTACCTTCCATGAAAATCGTTTGTGTTTTGGAGGAACGATTGCAGAGCCTGATACAATTTGGATGTCAAAGATAGGTGAGTTCTTTAACTTTGATGTAGGCACCGCACAAGATACCGAGTCGATTGTTCTAATAGCTGCAACTGGTGACGTAAACGAAATCCGTTACTTAGTTTCGAATCGTGATTTGCAAGTGTTTACTGGCAATGGTGAATTGTATGTTCCAACATATCTTAATCAAGCAATTACACCAACAAATGCTCAGATACGAAAGCAAACACCATATGGTAGTGAGTTTGTGCAGCCTCATTCTATAGATGGTGCTACAATCTTTGCGCAGCATGACGGTCAGATTATTAGAGAATACATCTATACTGACTCAGAAGACGCTTATACCTCAACAGCAATATCTACTATTGCCTCTCATTTAATTAATGATCCCAAGTGCATGGCTGTTGTTCACAGCGGCTTTGGTTTGCCCGATTCTTATGCGGCACTCACTTTGGGCAATGGTGATATGACTTTGTTTAGCTCTAACCGTGCTGAGAAACGAGCATCTTGGTCGCGTGTCACTACAGATGGTAACTTTTGTTCAGTAGTTGCTGTGCATGATCGTTTGTTTGTTAATGTTTGGTACGATGATCAGTTGCATCTTTGTGAGTTTGATACCGAGATTGGTTTAGATAAATGGGTTTCTGGTACAATATCTTCTGACAAAGTTGATGTAAGTGCTGCATTTAGCGATACAGATGTAGTTCATGTTATTCATAGTGATGGAAGTTACTTGGGAACAAGAACTGTTGATTCATCAGATGAAATTGATCTGACTGGATATACTGGAACGGTATACGCTGGCTTAAAGTTTACCGCAAAGATTGTTACAAATCCGATTGATATATCAACAGGTGCTGGTGCTATAACTGGCAGTATTCGTGGTATTGGAAACGTAGTAGTTGACGTAAAGTCAACTTCATCAATGAAGGTAAATACTTATACCGCTATTATTGAAGAATTTACTGGTAAAAAAGAAGTTCGAGTAAGCGGGTATAGTCGCAATCCACAGGTTACTATTGAACAAAATGACCCACTGCCTTTGCAGGTTAATGGTTTAGTTACGGAGTTAATAATCTAATGGAACCAACAACTATGTTTCTAATTGCTGGTGCTGTACAAGGCGGTCTTGGTATATTCCAAGGCCTTGGAGCCAGAGCTGAATCAGAACTAGATGCATTTAATCTTGGCACAGAAAAATCATTAGCTCGAACAGAAGCAATGCAACAAACGCGCTTTCGTGATGATTCTTTGCGTGAAGCATTAGCTGCATCCGACAGTTTTTTTCTTGGTGTCGCAGGTCGAGAAGAAACTGCTGATATTAGAGCTATGCGTGAGTTTGAAATAGAAAAGTCAGGGGACGATATTTCTAATATTGAGCTTATGTCTCGAATGAACTCATTAAAGTATGACCAAGAAATTATGGGTGTAAAACGTAAAGGTCGTGAAAGCCTACTAGCATCTGTAATAACGGCTGCAACAGATGTTGGTATGGCCTATGCAAGTTATAAAGATGTTCGTGCAGATAAACTTATGACCCCGCAGTCTCAATGGACAAAGGGAAGAGCAACTAGCATTCGCCCAAGACTTCGATAGGATAAAAGATGGCTGTAATAAGACAAGAACGCACAACAAGAATCGGCCCTA